GAGCAATTAAAGAAAGCACGTAAGAGTGGGTAAGTATCGAGTAATTAAATTAAAAAAAAAATTTACGATTACTAATATCAATTGATACCAAACCTTACAAACTACTAACTCCAGAGCAAGTAGCAGACATCAACAAAAAACTAAATAGTCCAACTCGCAAAGCCAAAAAAAGAAAAGATTATTTAGAAACTAAAAAAGTTCAAGAGAAGCTAAAACATGGCGAGCAGTTATCTAGTATTAGTCAACAACGTACTACGAGATCTAAACGAGGTAGAGCTAACAAGCTCTAACTTTTCTGCATCAAGAGGTATACAAACTGCAGTAAAAGATTATGTTAATCGTGCAATAGATGATATAATAAACTCTGACACTGAATGGCCCTTTACGGTTATTAATAAAACTTTTACAACTACTGCAGGCACACGTCTTTATACTAGATCTGCACTAAGCACTACAAATACAAAAACGGTAGACTTTGATAGTTTTACATTTCTTGAAGCTGCAGATAAAAAAGAAATTACACTTGAGTTTATAACTTACAGTGAATATCTTGACAACTACCATGAAAGAGATACAGACCCTACAGGTAACTCACGAGCCATACCAGTGTATGTATACGAAGATCCACAAAATAATATTGGTTTGTCTCCTGTGCCTGATAAAAGCACATACACCGTAAAGTATTATTATTACTCTACTCACACAGCGTTAAGTGCTTCAACAGACACATCATCGATACCTGAAAGGTTTGAAACTGTAATAATAGAAAAAGCAAAATATTATGCTTTTGTTTTACGTGGCGATGTGCAAAACGCACAGCTTGCACAAATGCAATTTGAAAAATCAATCAAGCGTATGCGTGTTGAATTAATTAACAAACAATTATATATGAGAGCCGTTTAATGCCAGAGTTAAGTCCGACAGGTGCGTTTCCTTTTATATGTGAAGGTGGCTTAGTAGCTAACAGATCTACATTTATAATGAAACCCGGTCAAGCTTTACAACTTGAAAACTTTGAGCCTGATATAGAAGGGGGTTACCGTAGAATAAATGGTTATCAAAGACATATAAGACAAATTGTTCCACATACTAGTTCATCTAGTGAATCAGTACTTATGATTGCTACGTTTGCTAATAAAACTCTCGCAGCACGAGGGGAAAAAATATTTAGTTCTGCGTCTACACATTTGGCAAAAGGATCTACTAATTCAATTGCTGCAGATACTACAATGACAGGTTCAGGAACTATAACTGTAAAAAGCACATCAGGTTTTAGCTCAAGTGGCACGTTGCAAATAAATAGTGAGCAGTTTACTTATACTGGTGTCACGTCTACTACATTTACAGGTGTGACAAGGGCTGCAAACAGTACAAGCGCTGCAGCTCATAGTGCTACTACTGACGCATCTAGAACTGTAGTTTCAGAAAGTTGGACTGAAAGAGATACAGGAAGAACTAACGCAGGCAAATATTCTTTTGAACGTTTTAATTTTGACGGTAACGATAAAATAATTGTTGTAGACGGTACAAATGATCCAACAGTATTTAATACATCTCTTAGTGCAACAGATGTTACAACAAGTAGTGTAGAAGGTGCAAGCATAGTTGCATCATTTAAAGAACACATGTTTTATGCAGGCATGTCTAGCACACCTCAAGAAGTCGTATTTAGCCAACCGTTTGACGAAGATGCGTTTAGCAGTGGATCTGGTGCAGGAAGTATAAAAGTTGATGATACAGTAGTTGGACTTAAAGTATTCCGTGAAAATTTATTTATCTTTTGTGAAAATAGAATATTTAAATTATCAGGTAGCTCTAGTTCAGATTTTGCAGTATCGGCTGTAACAAGAGACATAGGTTGCATAAACGGAAAGACTATTCAGGAATTTGCAGGTGACTTAATATTCTTAGGTCCTGATGGATTACGAACAGTTGCAGGTACTGCAAGAATCGGTGACGTTGAATTAGGAACAATAAGTTCTAATGTGCAGTCTATATTTGACGACAATATAACAGACGCATCTGTTTTTGAGTCAATCGTTATACCAGAAAAAACTCAGTATCGTTTGTTTTTTTCAAAGGCAGGAGCATTAGAAACAAGAACGGAAGGTTTGATATGTGTTTTGAAAGGGCAACAAGGGGGTCAACAAGCGTATGAATTTGCAAGATTAAAAGGTATCAAGCCTGCAGCCACCGACACATTTATACTTGTTGGTGATATTCTTGTTCTTCACGGTGGATTTGACGGTTACATATACAGACAAGAAGAGGGATCAACATTCGATGGCACAGCCATAAACGGAACGTATCGTAGTCCTGACTTAACAATGAATGACCCCGGTATAAGAAAACACATGCAAAGAGTCATTGTAAATTACAAACCTGAATCAGTGATCGATGCAGATCTCTTTGTTAGATATGATTACGAATCTTCTGACTCACTTAGACCTGCAGCTTATCCGTTAGATTCTACAGATATAGCAGGTATATATGGAACATCAGTTTATGGCACACCCACTTATGGGGGTACTGCACAACCGTTGGTACGACAACCTGTAGAGGGTTCAGGATTTGCAGTGGCACTAAGAGTAAACGATGGAGGTACAACTGACCCATATTCACTAAAGGGTTTTCAGTTGGAATATCAATTAGGAGCTAGACGTTAATGGGAGCAACGTATACAAGACAATCATCATATAGTGATGGAGACGTAATACAAGCGTCAGATACCAATAATGAATTTGATCAGTTGCTTGCTGCGTTCGCAGCCAGTTCAGGTCACACTCACGATGGAACTACAGGCGAAGGTGGCCCTATAACAAAACTGCTTGGCACATCCCTTACATTAGGAGATGGCACTGCAGGCACAGATATAACTGTTACTTTTGATGGTGAAAGTAACGATGGTGTCCTTAAATGGATGGAAGATGAGGATTATTTTGAGTTCAGTGACGACATACTCGTTGCTTCTACAGAAAAAATACAGTTTGGTGATACGGCTAGTTTTATTCAACAAAGTTCCGATGGTGTTTTAAGAATAGATGGTGAAGCAACTATAAATCTTAATGCTTCTTCAAATGTTGATGTTAGCAATGATATGAGGTTGAGGTCAGATTCTAGTGTTATAAGTTTTGGTGCAGACAGTGATGTTTCAATTACTCATGTGGCAGATACTGCACTACTTTTAAATAGTTCAAGACAATTACAATTTGGTGATTCTGGTACTTATATTCATCAAAGCACAGACGGACAACTCGACCTCGTAGCAGATACAGAAATACAGATTGCAGCTACGACCATTGATATAAATGGTAATGTAGATATATCAGGCACACTAACAATAGGTAGTGCAGGTATATCCGAAGCAGAGCTTGAAATACTTGATGGTGCAACGGTCACAACAGCAGAGTTAAATTTACTTGATGGTGTAACATCTACTACTACTGAATTAAATATAATAGATGGTGACTCGTCTATAGGAACGACAACAGTATCAGATGGACATGGTATTGTGATGAATCACGGTGGCACTATGGCACAAACCACAGTGCAAACTTTAGCTGCTTACCTTGATGACGAAATAACTGCAATGCCTAATCTTGTAACTACTGCAGCCACAACAGTAGGTGCATTAAATAGTGGTTCGATAACAAGTGGTTTTGGTGCTATAGATAATGGTTCATCAGCCATAACAACCACAGGTACAATTACGTATGGTAATTTATCTGATGGCACTATAACAATAACTGCATTTGTTGATGAAGATGATATGTCATCTAATAGTGCTACTCTTGTACCAACACAACAATCTGTAAAGGCTTATGTTGATACACAAATAACTGCTGAAGATTTAGATGTTACGTCAGATAGTGGCACAATAGCTATTGACTTAGATAGTGAAACTTTTACCATAGCAGGGGGAGAGGGCATTGACACTTCAGCTACAGGCAACACTGTTACAATAGCAGGAGAAGATGCAACCACATCTAACAAAGGTGTGGCTTCATTTAGTTCTGATAACTTTGCAGTATCTAGTGGAGCAGTGACAATTAAAGATGGTGGTGTCGTAACTGCTGAATTGGCAGCGGATGCTGTCACTGGTGCTAAGATAGCAGATGACGCTATAGATTCTGAACACTACACAGACGGTTCAATAGACACTGCACATCTAGGTGATTTACAAGTAACAACTGCTAAGATAGCTGCAGATGCCATCACAGGTGCAAAGATAGCAGACGATGCCATAAACTCTGAACATTATACAGACGGTTCAATAGACACTGCACATTTGGGTGATTTACAGGTCACAACTGCTAAGATAGCAGCAGACGCTATTACTGGTGCTAAAATAGCAGACGATGCTATAAACTCCGAACACTACACAGATGGCTCAATAGATACTGCACACATAGCTGACTCACAAATTACGACTGCCAAGATTGCTGCAGACGCAATCACAGAAGCTAAGATTGCCGATAACGCAGTTGAAAGCGAACATATAAATGACAATGTAATATCAGGGCAAAGTGCCTTAACTTCAGGTCTTGCAACAACAGATGAATTACTAGTGAGTGATGCAGGAACAATAAAAAGAATGGATGTTAGTGTCCTAACAGCATTGACAGACGATAATGCAACTGCACTTGCGATTGCACTCGGTTAACATAAGGAAATAAACAAATGGCAAATACATTTAGACTTGTAAACAACGCAGTGATGCCCACTAGTGCAGGCAGTCCTGACGCTTTGTACACTGCAGGTTCAGGTAAAACAGCAATAGTTTTAGGATTAACACTTGCAAATGTACATACATCACAAGTTACAGCAACAGTTACAGTAACAGACACCACTGCAAGTATAACTTCACATATTGTAAAAGACATACCAATACCTGTAGGTAGCTCGATAGAAATAATGTCTGGAAACAAAATAGTCGTGGAAGCGACAGATATAATAAAAGTAGATTGTTCTGTGGCAGATAAAGTTAGTGCCACATTAAGTATAATGGAGATTGATGTCTAATGCCGTACATAGGAAAAGAACCTGCCGATATAATCGCAACTGCTGTTGATACAACTACAGGCACATTTAGTGGTGCAGTCACTGCGGCATCTTTGGCTGCCGATGGGGGGATTACTGTTGACAATATAAGTATTGATGCCACAGAGATAGATTTATCTAGTGGAAGTTTTACAATAGATAGTGCAGCTAATATCACGCTTGATTGTGGCACTGGTGAATTTTTGTTTAACAATGGTGGTAATGGCAATCTTTTAAAAATACAAGCTGATAGCAGTAATGTAAACTTTATCGGTATGGTTCAAGATAAAGATTTAGTGTTCAAAGGCAATGATGGTGGTTCTACGATAACTGCTCTTACACTTGATATGTCTGATGGTGGTAGAGCGGCTTTTGCACACAATGCAGATTTTGTTGATGGTAGAGGTATAAGGCTTGGTGATGGAAATGATTTTCAGTTGTATCACGATGGTAGTAATTCATATATACAAAACTCCACTAATAATATAATTATTGACAATACTGCAAGTGACCAAGACATAATATTTAAAGTTAATGATGGTGGTTCTTCAACAGAAACAGCAAGATTTGATGCTTCTTTTGATGCTTTTGTTCTTAGAGATGGAGGTGGAGCGGCTGTTTCAGCAGGAAAATTAGAAATAAATGCGAGTGGTAGTTCTTATAATTTAATTGCTCTTAAAACTACAAGGACATCGACAGGTACTAATTTTATAGAATTTTTTAATTCATCTGGAACTAATGCTGGTGAAATAAATCATAATGGTAGCACTACAGTAAATTATTCCACATCTTCTGATTACAGATTAAAAGAAAATGTTACATATGACTTTGATGCAACATCAAGACTTAAACAATTAAAACCTGCAAGGTTCAATTTTATAGCAGACCCAGATGTTACTATGGATGGATTTCTTGCACATGAAGTTCAAAGTATTGTTCCCATTGCAGTAAATGGAGATAAAGACGAAATAAAAAAATGGAATAAAGAGGAGATAGAAAGGGGATTTGCACCAGATGGTGCATCAGAAGGTGATAATAAACTAGATGATGATGGGAATCCTATTCCTAAATATCAAGGCATAGATAACAGTCATCTTGTACCATTACTTACAAAAGCATTGCAAGAACAACAAGCTACAATAGAGACATTGACAGCTAGAATTACAGCATTGGAGAGTGCATAATGGCATATTTAGGAGTCAGTCCATCTAACGGAGTACGTAAAGTACACACCTATACTGCTACAGCATCACAGACAACATTTAGTGGTGCAGGAGCAGAGAACATAAGTTTGAGCTACAGAGATAGCACTTACATTGATGTGTATCAAAATGGTGTAAAGTTAGGTGATGCAGACTACACTGCAACAAGTGGCACATCAGTTGTGTTGGGTACAGGAGCTACTGCAAGTGATTTAGTTGTGGTTGTGGTATATGATGTATTCTCTGTAGCAGACACTGTAAGTAAAACAGATGGTGGACAGTTTGATGGTGCAGTCACATTTGCAGGTGCTTTCACCTCATTAGGTATAGACGATAATGCAGATGCTACTGCTATCACTATAGATAGTGGGGAAAATGTAGCTATTGGTGTAACTTCAAAAAACTCTGCAAATAATGGAAGTCTTACTATTGGTCATACTGGTATGACTAAAATAACTGGTACTGCTAATGGCAATGCTGATGAATTAATTCTTATTGGTGCAAATGCTTCAGCTAATGTTGGTATGAGTATAATTAGTAATAATGCAAATCAAGGGATTATATATTTTGGTGATGAAGATGATACTGATAGAGCAGGTTTTATATATGACCATAATGGTGATTATTTAGCAATAAACACAAATGATGGAGAACGTGTACGCATTGACTCGTCAGGGAGATTAATGATCGGCACAACTACAGAAGGTGAAGCAAGTGCAGATGACCTCACCGTTGCTAGTAGTGGTAACACAGGTATTACAATTCGTGCTGGAACATCTAGTAGTTCTTCACTTTACTTTTCTGATGGTACAAGTGGTACAGCCGAATATGATGGATATATTGCTTACAGCCACAGTTCAAGAGCAATGGTTATATTGTCTGGTATTAATTATGGATTGACTATTGATGGTGCAAACAGAATTTTAAAATTAACTGATTCTGGCACAGAACGTTTGCGAGTAGACAGCAGTGGCAAAGTTGGTATTGGTACTAGTAGTCCATCTGGAAAACTCCATGTAAACGACACAAGTGGTAACGACCAACTAATAGTAGGAAATACATCAGAAAGTACACAATTAAGAGTAAGAGTTCTTGAAGATGATCAATGTATTTTGATGGCAAGAGATGGTGATACAGACAGAAGATTAGTGTTTCAAACTGGGATTACGGAGAGAGCAAGAATTGAAACGAATGGTAAATTTCTTATTGGAACTAACTCAGATACAGATGGTAAACTCAATGTTTTTACTAATGATGATACTGGTTATGCCGCTATGTTTCATAATGATGGAAATAATTCGAATAGAAAAGGAATTTTAATTAAATCTGGTTTTGATAGTGCTGGTGGAACAAATAAATCTATTGATATTGCAGATGGCAATGGTGATGTACAAGGACAAATAACATTCAGTAGTGGCACGGTTACATATGGTGCTTTTACAGCATTTCACCATTGTATAATACCAAATTCAGACAATGATTCAAATAGTCCAGATAATGCCTACCCTTATGGAACATTATTAGAAATTACAAGCATAACTTACACACAAAAAAATGGTGTAAATACCGAAAGAGGAATTAGATATAATGTACAAAAATCATCTTCAGCAAAATCTAAATCTTTATTAGGTGCTTATGGTTCATCAATGAATGATGAAAATAATGATAATCTTCATCAAGCCTTAGTTTTAGGTGATGGTCATATTCTTTGTAACAATGAAAATGGCAATATAGAAATAGGTGATTATATTTGCTCATCATCAAAAATTGGTGAGGGTATGAAAGCAACATCTATTTGTAATACAATAGGAATAGCAAGAGAAGCTATAAAATTTTCAAATAGCACAGCAGTATTAGTTGCTGTTGAATATGGGTACAGACAATTTGTACCAGAAGATTTAGAAACAAGAATTAAAGCATTAGAAGGAGCATAAAATGGCAGTAACATGGACAATATCTAATATGGATAGAGCAATCAAACTTGATGGCAAAGATGATGTAGTAACAACTATACATTGGAGAGCAAGTGATACAGACAGTGATGGCAATACTGGTTCATCATATGGTTCTGTAGGTGTAACACTAGGCAAAGACTTTATAGCATACAAAGACATTAAAGAAGCAAATGCCATACAATGGGCAAAGGATGCTTTGGGTGCAGATGAGGTCAAGAGCATAGAAGATAGTATTGCTAATCAGATAGCAGAACAGAAAACACCAACAACAGCAAGTGGAGTATCTTGGTAATGACAAGAGCAAGTGATTTAGCGAGACTAATAGGAGCAGGTGCTACCATAAATGATGGCACAACTATAACTACTGCTGATAATACTGCACAATTAGAACTTGTATCAACAGATGCAGATTCAGGCATAGGTCCTCATCAAGTGTTTTACAGAAACTCAGCAAGTCCTGCTGATGCAGATTTATTATGTGAGTTAGACTTTAGAGGTCGTAACGATAATAGCCAAGATGTGAATTATGCTACTGTAAATGTAAAAGCTAATGATGTTACTGATGGTGAAGAAGACGGAGAATACATTCTTCAAGTTATGACAGCAGGAAGTGTTGACACTACCATGCACATTAAACCTACTGAAATAGTTTTTAATGAAGACCAAATTGACAGAGACTTTCGTGTTGAATCTGATGGTAATGCAAATGCGTTTTTTCTTGAAGCCAGTACTGGTCGTATTGGTATGGGTACAAGTTCTATGGGTGATTATCATGCAAACAGAGATGACTTAGTTCTTGAAACAAGTGGAAGCACTGGCATTACTATTGTAGCAGGTGGTTCTGGACATCAATCTGCAATCGCATTTGCAGATGGTACTGGTGATAGTGAGGAAGCTGCAGGACTTCTCATGTATAATCATAATGGTAATACAATGCACTTTAATGTTGCTGATGGACAAGTGGCACAATTTAAAGATTCTAATGTAGGTATCTTTTCTACAGAAACGATTGCTAGATTATGTGTTGAATCAAATTTTTCTTCTTTAACAGGTATTAATGTAAAAAATAATAATAGTAGTGCTAGTGGTGCTTTTGTCAATTTTACTAATTCTTCTGGAACACAAGCAGGAAGCATAAGTCACAATGGCTCAACAACTGTAGCTTATAACACTTCTTCAGACCACAGACTAAAAGAAAATGTATCTGATTTGACAGATGCAACAACAAGATTAAAAAAATTACAGCCAAAAAGATTTAACTTTATTGCAGATGAATCTAATACTTTAGTTGATGGATTTCTTGCACATGAAGTACAAGATATTATTCCTGAAGCAATAACTGGTGAAAAAGATGGTGTTCAAGATATTGGTACAATAAAAGATGAAGATGGAAATATTATAGATACTGATGCACCTAAAGCTAGAGCAACGGATAAACAAACATGGACAAAAACTGGAACTGAAAATGTATATCAAGGCATAGACCAAAGCAAACTTGTGCCTTTACTTGTAAAAACTGTGCAAGAATTAGAAGCACGTATCGCAACACTAGAAAGCAAGTAACATGGAAAGCATTGACCCAATGTTATTTTGGAACATAATACTGACTATGGTCGTTGTACCATTTGGTTGGGCATTTAACAAGATGTTCCAAGAGGTAAAACGAATACAGATACTCTTGAACAAGACACGAGAAGAGTATGCACGTAAAGATGATGTAAAAGATGATGTGCATGAGTTGATGGATGCACTAAGAAGATTAGAAGATAAGTTAGATAAAGTACTGATGGGAAATAGATAATGGCAGATGACAAGTTAAAAGGTAAAACTGGAGAAAAACTTGAAAAAGCTATTCTGCAAAAGCAAGCAGGTAAAGCTGATCAGACTACGTTAAAACCAGAAGAAAAACTTAAATTAGATAAAAGACAAGTTAAAGACGATGAGCTTTTAAAAACTAAAGGCTACGACATAAAAGAAATAAAAATTGATGAACCTGAAGAAATAGATCCTGACGATTATCAACAAGATTCTCCTGAAAAAACAAAAGCACCAAAATATGAAGCTACGCAAGTAGGTAAAATAGGTGAGATGAAAGCAGTAAAAGGAGAAGTATCTGATGACGCTGTAATGGAAGCAGCGCAAGGTACATTATCTGAAGGTGCTTTAGCCACTGCAGCTACAGAGGATTTAGATGTAAAAGCTACTGTCAGATATCAAATGGCAGAACTATTTAAAGGTATAGAAGAAGGAACAGATCTACCACCGTGGGCATCTCCTGCTGTCCGTAAAGTATCAGCAATCATGGCACAAAGGGGTTTGGGTTCTTCTAGCATGGCTGCATCAGCAATAACACAGGCTGTGTATGAAGCAGGTATACCAATAGCTGCACAAGATGCAAATAAATACGCTGCTATACAATTACAAAATTTAAATAACAAACAACAAGCCGCTTTACAAAATGCAACAACCACTGCATCTATGGATATGGCTAATTTAAACAACAGACAAGCTGCAGCCGTTAGTAATGCAAAAACATTTCTTGCTATGGACATGCAAAATTTGACAAACTCACAACAAAAAGCTACAATAGATTTCCAAACAACAACCAGTTCTTTGTTCACTGATGCAGCGTCAGATAATGCGGCCAAACAATTTAACGCAAAAACACAGACCGAGATTGATCAATTTTTTGCAGAGTTAGGATCACAGGTTGAAACAACTGCACTCAACAGAAGTGTTGCTCTTGAACAATACAACATATCACAAGCTCAAGCTGTTGATCAATTCAATGCTCAAATGACTTCACAAAGAGAGACATTTAACTCGAACGCACGTAGACAGATTGACGCATCAAACGCAGTTTGGCGAAGAACAATAAATACGGCTAACACAGCTTTAAAAAATGAAGAAAATAGAACAAATTTACAAACTTTGTTAAACATGTCGCAATTAGCACAAAATAATTTGTGGCAGTTGTACAGGGATCAAGCTGCATGGAATATGCAAACAAGTGAAAATAATTTAGATCGGGCCCACAATGCGGCCATGCAGGCTGCAGCCATTGCAGAAAGATCAGATATGTACGATGATAAGTTTGATGATTTCTTAATTATTAAGACAATAGAAAATATATTTACATAAGGATTTATAAATGTTTGGATCAAGTTTAGGTAAACTACTTATTGGCGCTGCAGTTCAACAAGGAACGAAATATATAAAAGACGAATATTTTCAAGGTAGTTTTTTAGATACAGGTTTAAAAACAATAGGGTCAACTTTTGGTATTGATAAGTTTTTTGGGAGTGATCCTGTAAGTAAAGGTGCGTATGAAATTGCAAAGGGTGCAGGTGCGACAGTGGTTCAACAATTATTGAATCAAGGACTTGGCGTAGATCCTGCAACTGGTAAAAATATGCCATCAATTAATGTTCCTGAACAAGATGTATTTAGATCTAATGTGATACAAGGTGCTAAAAATTATGGTGGATTTCCACAAGGTTCGAGAAGAGTACTAGAAAATGCTTTTGATGATTCCGTGATACAAGACATAGCAATGAGATACACACAATCTAGAATGGCTAATATGAAAGTTGTAGACCCAACTGTAAAATTATCTGGACTAGGTGCGTTAGGAAAAGGTCAAATTAAAAGCACAAAAATATAGGTAGAATATGTTTGATAAGATAAAAGCAATGTCTGCACCCCCCGGTCATTCCTTAACTGGAGAGCCGGGCAAGTGGGCGTGGGAGCAACCACCAAGATTTTCTGATCCTAATGATGCTATAGATTTTATAGTAGACAAATTGGATGAAAGAATACCTCAAGAAGATATGTTAAAAATGATGACAGCAGGCATTACAATAGAAGAATTGGTTAATCAAATATCTTTTAAAGGCTTCATGCAAGGTCAATTCAACCCAGACGTTGCAGAACTTATAAAACCTGCGTTAGCTATGTTTCTTATGAAACTATCTATCGATAACGGATTTACTCCAAGATTATTTATAGATGAAGAACCACAGCCTGAAGTTTCTGACGAAAGATTTTTTTCAATAATGCAAGAGCGTAATCCAGAATTGTTCAACGCCATGAATGAAGCAATAAATAGAGGTGTAAGACTTGAAGAACAAGCTGCAGTAAACGAAGCTCGTATGATAGACGAGATGCCAGATGAAATTGATCAAGGGGGATTTTTAGCTCCCATAGCAGAAGAGGAAACAGAATAATATGGCTAATCCTTTATTATTGATGGCGTACATCTATTCAAATAAAATAAAATCTGATAGACAAAAAGCACAAGCTGTTGCTACTGAAAAAGAAAAAACAAAAATTACCAACTATGTATTTGGTAAAGATGGAATACGAGCTATAGCACCAAATGAAAACGCAAGAAAAGGTGAAAAACTTTACGGTTTTACTGTAGGTAAATCAGGAACAATAAACAAATTTCCTGAAACAGAATTACCTTTGATAGATTTGTACGAAAATCCATTAGATCCAAGTAAAAAGTTAATTACTCTAGGACAATACAATGCTTTAAATACAGGATATACAAGCATAGATCAGGCAGATAGCACTACAACTACAAAACCACCTTTGGGTAGAGTGGTTGCACAAAGATCTCCTGCAGATAATAAACTATTTTACATGGAGGGATACAAACCATTTGATTCATCGGAGGTTACAGAAACTGTTTTTGTAAAACTGGTTAATAATCAACCTGTAAGAGTAACTGGGAATCAAAAAGCTACACATACTATTACTGTAAAAAAGAAAAATAACAGAGTAGTAAGCACATCAGCACCTGAAACAATAAAAAAAGATAAGCAAACAATAAAAACAGTTGAAGAAGGCATCCGTGATCAGGGTGGTAGATTTACTACCGTCATACCTGAAGGTGGAAAAGCTACACATGAAAGAGTAATTGAAAAAGTAAATGGTAATGTAGTTTCTACAGGCACGCCAACTCTAATAAAAGAAAAAGAAAAACAAGAGATTTTAACAGAATACGAATATTATGATGACAAGGGTGATCCAACCACAGATGTATCAAAGATAGTAAGTCAAAGACCATTTAAAGAAATTGATGGCGTAAAAAAATTTGTAGGTAAAATAGAAAAATACGAACCAAAAGAAGGTGAAAAGACTAAATTAAAAATTTTATACGATAAAGATGGAAAAGAAACAAAAGATCTAACTCAAGCTGTTCAACAACAAACTAAAGTTTTTGATTATCAAAATAATTTAATAGAAGAGGGTGATTTTAAAAAAGTTGAAAGATTTGAGCCAAAAGAAAAAGATGTTAATTTATCTAAAACAGAATATTTAGTTAAAGAGATTAACAATCCTAGAAACGAAAAATATGTTGCACGAGATGAAGCACTTAAATTACAGTTTGATGGAACTCATAATATAGCTGGGTATATAAACTACAATGAAAAAGGAGTAGCAGGAAAACTTGAACCGTATAATTTAAAGGAAAAAAAAGACGCTGTTGACAAAGTAAAACGAAATAAGGATATAGTTTTATCAATACCGTTTCCCACAGAAGAAAAAGACAACAATTTTAAAACAATCTATCAATCCTTCCCTTTTTACAGAAATCAAGCAGGTAAGAATAACTTAACAGCTTTTAATGACTTTTTAGTAACTAATCCACAATATGTGGAATTGATAAACAAAGACGCTATGTTAAATAATCGTGTTATGAGTGCTTTACAATCGAACGTGAATACATTTTTTTTACGCCCTCTTGCAGACAGCAAAGGAGATGTTGTTTTTACGGATACTTTACCAAAAACTCCGTCTAGAGCTAGAACTTTAATTGCAGGTAATTTTAAAGAGTTGGTAAAGTTAAATGGATTTAAGGACATGGTGTTGATAGCTGCTGATTTAGCAGATGAAAAATACATACAAAGTTTAACCGAAAATAAAACTGAAGGTAATACAAATTTACCAGTTAAGTATAGTGTTAACGATAATGAAGGTAATTCTCTTGGAACAGCATACGCTAAAGTTGAATTACCTGATGTATATGATGACACTCTAAAAGAATTATCAAGAGTCATATCTAGTGCAAAATTAAATAAAAATGATGTTGGATCTTTTATTGAAAGATTATTAGTATATGAAACAGATGAGTTTGGCAAAATAGTAAAGAAACCATCCCCTGCAGGAGATAGATCTATAAATGTTGTGGCTAAATCACAACCTATTTTAGATTTTGTTGAACAGTTAAGAAAAACTAATTATGGTAATTTAAAAATTAAAGGTAGACAAGCCACTGAATTAGATGCATTTTTGTCTATGATTCATCCTCATCCTAGTGAGCATCCAATCGGAGAAGTCAATCCTCAAATTCAAAAAAACATAGAAAAAAGATTTGCTAGTTTAATGAATAATAATTTTGAAAAAAGCATGAATCTTATAAGTGCTTTTACTTCAAGGAATGGCTCTGCTACAAATAGTTTACTACAAACTTTTTACGGAGATGATTACAGTGAGAGGAAAGTAAGAGAAGAAATAAGAGGTAAAGTAACATCTGCTTACAATGGTATGACAACGGTAGATGCCATGATAGATACTTATTTTATGGAAGATGGTGAATTTATAGATGTTAACACTAGACAAGCTGAATTAGGTTTGAAAGGTATAGGATTTCTAAAAACTGGAGAAAAAATAATAAGAGCTATAGGTGGGGGAAAAATTATAGATCTTATAACTACAGAACCTGACGAAGTAGCTGACACTCTTTACGATCAATCTTTATCGTATGATATTACTGGTGGGGGTGAAGGTTCTCGTGCTAGTTTCAATGGTAAAATATTAGAAGATGATGATCCGAAAGAAGCTGCTGCTAGAGAGAGAAATAGACAGAGACTTGCAGATATAAAAAGAGCGATTAAAACTGGAAACATAAATACTCTTGTCGATAAATTACCTAGAAAATTACAAGTAAAATTAAAAGGAAGTAAAGGAACAGAGATAGTCCGTAAGCTTGCAGTAAGACAGTATCACAAATATATGCTCGCCTATCAACTTGCTGCAGCCATACAGGGTGGAACAGGTGGAAGAACCATATCTGACCAAGACGTGGAAAATATAATGAGATCTCTTAACTTTGGATTGTTTACACCTGCTGCTACAGAAGTTGTTACTTTAAGCGCTGCACGAAAAATGTTGAAAGATATACATGATTATAATAATGCGTTACTTGATCCAAATCCTTCAAAACAATTTGCAGCATTAAAAGCAAGACAATTTTTAGGGGGTCAAGAAAGAATTGCTCTTTTAGACACAGTTCAATCTAGAAGAGACTATATAACTAAAAAATTAACATCCATAGATCCACGAATTAAAGGAGTGACAGGTGGAGGTTCTATAAATGTTAATACAGAAAAACAACAAATGTTAGAAAGATTTGTAAAGTAAAGGTGTTTTATGGAAGAAACAATATCTCAAGGTGAAAAAGAAGAAAATATAGAAACACAAAAAACTGGTGTAGGAGTTTTTACAACTACCGATACAACAGGTGATTTTTCTATGTTTGGGCCGCCTAAAGGTGCAATTACAAAAGTGAAGAAAACTTTTGAACCTGATATTATACCCGGATCTTCAAGTGTAGTCTCACGAGAAGTTTTTACAGATTTATCTAAAGTAAGTAACTTACCCAACATACAAGATATATTAAACACAGATAATCCTGAATTTGCATCAGAAATAGAAAACATGTATGGTTTTAGAGATGGCACAGGACAAGTTATACCTATGTCTCCGGGAATAAAATCTAAAGACAGAGTTAGAATAATGAACTTAGGTGGTGCTACTCATTTTGTTTTTAAAGGAGAAGGCTACACTGACGAAAATCCTGTGTTTGAAGATGCAAAAATTCCTTATGATAGAGCTATAGCAAAACTTATAAAAGAACCTGAAGATTACGTTCCACCGTCAGAACAAGCCATAGCTTTGAAAACTATGGGTTCACCTTTTAGTAAAGTTTACGATGCAAGAGATTTAGAATTTATGAAAGAAAGAAAGGATCAAGGTAGATTTCCATCGTGGATGCCTTTCATTGGTGGTAATAAAATAGGTGTCACATTAGACTCTGCTCTTGGAACTAATTATGATTCTGTTGGAAGTCAAATACATTTAGCAAAATCATATAACAAAATACTTATAAAAGCAGGTTTAAACGAAAGACAAAGATACGGCATAATCAAAGAACGTCTATCCAACAAATTTAAAGATTTGTACAATATCATGGGGTATGGAAGGAGAGGATTACGCTATGGTATAGAAGCACCTGTGTTTTTATTAGCAGAAACATACGATCTTTTAACAGACAAACTTAACAGTCAGACAGGCTTTGATCCTACTATCCCCGGAACACAAAATTTTAAAGATAGCGTTAGTCGTACAAATTTTTATGATATGATATTACCGATGCAAGCTAACATTATACAAGACGGTTTTGCAGCTCAAAATATAAATATAGACTTGGGAACTGCTGAATTACTTGCATCCATGTTCACTTCAACACCTGCAAGACTAGCCGCAGTGGCTGCAGAGATTGGAATACCAAGTCGTATAGCACAAGAAATTACGACAAGATTGGGAAAAAAAGAATTAAAAAAATACAAGGCTTATCGTGAAAAGAAAATTATTGATCAACCATTAGATAAATTTGGTAGAAGAACTTTACCTGAAGATTTTGACAAAAAATTAATTGACGAATATGCTGAATATAGACGTAAAGCTTTACCAATTCTTAGCAAAGTGCCTGCAGGAGACATACCTATTTTAGGAGTAGTGTACAGTAAAATAAATTCATTATTTACAGGTCCTAAATTAGTTCATGGTTTACAGATAGAAGAAGCAGGTAGAGCTTTAAGTGACAACAGTGCTGTCAAAAGTAAATTACAAACTTTGGAAACTTTACAAGTGCAAAGAGAAAAATTTGTAGATAGCTTTGAGGGCAAAGTAATTGATTTTAATGGAAACAAAAGATTAGAATTACTTGATAAACAAATAGAAATGGCAAATGATGATTTAAGATATGAAATAGCCACTGCCAATGTTCCTCAATTTATAAAAGATATAGCTAAACAAAATAGATCTATGGTAATTGGATCTGCGAGTATGGGTCAGCTTGCTCAAGAGGGAGCAGGAGACACACAAGTTTTTGAGATGTTAGGATTGTTTAGTGGTCTTGTTTATGCTATGGGTACAAATCAAAGAACACTTATATCTAGAATAAGAACATTAAATCAACTCATAATTGGTGGCAAAAAAAGCACTCAAAATTTTACTGAGGAGTTAGCCAAAAGAGTAAATACGTTTAGTCCAGAGTTTGGAGAAATCTTAGCTACAAGAATAAAATATATTGACGAATTACAACAAGATTTAAAAAACTCGAACGTTCCTGACGATGTTCTTAAAAACAGTTTTGCAACGATGTCTAATTTAGCTATACTTCAAACAATAGAAGAGACTGCAAGAACAGATATAAGTCAAAAAAATGTTGCAAAATTTGGTCAAATAATTGAGGATTTTCAAGAAATATCTACATTAAAAAGACAGTTATTGAGTGAATTAAAGCAAGCCACTATTAGAATTGCAGATATAAGATCAGCCGATGAGCTTAGTGATAATACCATACTAGATAGATTTGATAGAACAGTAAACATAGCTTATGACTACGCAGAAAAGCGTGCTGCTAATTTAGAAAGAGATATAAGATTATTACAGGAAGCTGATAAAGCAAAAATAGAAAGCATAATAAAAGGAACAGTCGGTAAGTTTGATGACGGCCCACAAGACGGAGAGGATATTAGCACTATATTAGCTAGAAACTATAAGTACGGTTATTCTCAAACTGAATTTCCCTCTGAAGCAAAAATAAAACAACACAATATTGAGATACATAACACTGCCATGAAAGCAGTTGAAGATAAATCAAAGTCTTTGCGAAGAAAACATTTGTTAAATAAAGCAAAAAAGATGGTTAAAAGCAGTAAGGACATGCCTGAGTATAGAAACTCTGATGATTTATTTTTTGCATACGGAGAGAACAAAAGAAATTTTGAAAATGCAAATGTGAGTGCCATATACACACAATTAGATAAAGGGAAGTTTGTAGATGCAGATGGTAAATTAGTAGGAGAAGGTGCAAAAGTTGAAGGTATGGATTTACTGGAAACAATGTTGAAAGCCATCCCTAAAAACGACACAGAAATATATAAAGCAATAAGTGGTGGAACTATGGGTAGTTCTAAACAAAACATGATATTTAGAGGTTTAGGACAAGCTGCAGACACAACCATAAACAACATATTTGAAAAACTTCCTGCAAACTCAGGGTTTAAAGATGCAAATGAGTTTGTTGAATCTATCTTGTTATCTGCACCTGATGTAGGTGATTTTAGTTACTTACCAAAAAATTTACAAGCAGTATATGCAATATACAAACAAGGTGGAATTAATAATGTTAAAATTGACTCCTTACCCATAAATTTTGATCAGCTTAAAGAAATGAAATCAAGTTTTTCAAGGTTACAAAATCAATATGAAACATCAAATCCACAAGTATCTTATCAATTTCAACAGCTTAGATCAACAGCTACACGTAAGTTTGAAGAGTTTCAAGTAAATTTTGGTGATCCTAAAAATAGTAGAATGGTTGGAGATTTATTTATATTAGGTGAAAACGGAGAAAGAATAACTGTTGCAAGAAAATTAGCTGATGCTGATGCAGCACATCAAGTTTACATGAATAGATATTTTGATAATACAACGAATTTTAATTATTTTTTTAAAAACAGAAATAAAACAACTCCTACTAACTTAGATCCAACAGGCGTATCTGTTGAACAAAAACCAAGTTTTGTTGAGGATATAGACAAAATTGCTAACATGGATAGCAATCAGCTACTTAAATTTAAATCTGACTTCTTAAAAAGATTTGGAAATTTTAAAGATGAGACACCGATTGGTTCACCCAAAAATGTTCAAAGAAAAGGCACTTACTTTATAAATGTTGATTCTGACGATGGGAAAGCATTAAAGTCTATTTTAGAATTAAAATTAGCAGAATATATAACAGATGCTGCTGAAAAAGGAGTTGCAGGAAGAACTGAATATACAAAAAAACTTTTAAAAATACAACAAGCTTATACTGGTTTGGACAAAACTGGTAAAGAGGTTTCTTTAATAGATGTTAATAAAATAGAAAAAGATCTTTTTAATTACTCCCCTGCGAGTGTTGGAACTTTTATATATGAAAAAGGTGAAAAGAGATTAAAAGATTCTTTAACTGCTTTATCTAAACAAAACCTTGTTCCATTAACAGATACGTACAGAGACTACAAACAAGTAGAAAGAAATTTAAGAAGTGTTTTACCTGCTAGACTGAAAGAAGGACAGACACTTATAGAAGTAGCAACTGCTAATCCCACGCAATTTAAACTTACAAAAAAGGGAATACTAACTTCATTTGGTGGTAAGTACGATGAAAAAAAATTGGATAAACTTATAACCGAAGTTTTTATGGAAGATTTGTTGCAAAAAACTTTTAAAGCAACTGGTAAATCTGAGGTTGCAGGATCTGGCAAAGGAATGTTTACTGAAGTAGACATGGATGTTGATAAGTTAAAACAAATAATTGGTTTTAATGACACTCAAAGAAATGCTATGGTTAGAGAAATCATAGGTGAAGAGAGAATGGATACTCTTAACTCTATGGTAAAATGGATGTCTGAATCTTATGACATTGAAAAAATAAGATCTAATATAACAGGAGTGCCAAGAAATTTTTCTGTAGAAAGTTACATAAGTAGATTCTACTCCGTTAACAGAGGTGTTATATCTGCACGATATGTTGGAACTGAAGCTGTATTACAGCAGTTTAGATTAAAAGGTCATAAGCTATTTAAAACGATCATAGAAGATCCAGAAGTAGGGCAGTTGTTTCTTGAGATAGTAAAGACAGGTCAACCTTTATCTAGAGAAAAAGAAATACAATTCTTTAACGCTTTAGTATCTAACTTAAACAAAATAAATACGTACGCAAGCACAGAAAATCCTGAACAAACTGTTGTTATTAACGATAATTACAAAGCTAAATTTACAGAGTACGACATAGCAAATCAAACCATAGATCCATTAAAATAAGGAGAAATTAATGAAACCCAAAGATAAAGAATTAGCTGCAATGTATGGTGACCCTAATAAAATAACAAAGGGTGATATAATTACTGCGGCCAAGAAAAAAAGTGGTAAAAAAGAATACAATAACGGACAACGTAAATCTGCTATGTATGGTGGTTCAATTAGAAAACCTATGATGATGGGTGGACTTGCCGAAGAAAACAGAACTAAAGGATCAGCTTCCCCAAAACAAATGGATGTAATGAGTGGAATGACTCAACAAAAGAAATTTGGTATGGGTTACAATCTTGGTGGTGCTATTAAGAAGTTTGAAGGCAGAAAATAAACTTTAAATATAATTTCGTGATCCACTCATTATATCATCACCACATTTCCTAAGATAACGAAGCAGTGATGCAACTTGACTTGTGCCACTGTACATAGGCAAACCAGTATTCAACTCTCGTTCGAGATCGTCAGGTTTGACTGCTTCGTAATTCATCTCAACATTCCCCTCTTTATTTAAATATACTTCCAACAAAAATAATTTTGCTCTAGTTTTTGATTTCATGGCAAGGACTCAACTTATCTATGCGTAGATTGTAGCAATCGGCTTTGAATGTATAGCCGTTATCTAAATCGACATCCCCTTTTCTATACAGAGTGGCTTCTTTGTAAAAGTTGTGCTTGGATATGCCACCAAGAATCCAAGCCTTTGTTAAATCTGTAAGTATGCGAACAAACACATACGCATCACAATCTTGTTTAGT